ACTACCGGCACACTTCGATTCATTTGTGGCACAGCCCGCGAGGGTGGTCGATCGTTCTTTTACTTGGTCGAGGACGGTTTGCGCTTCATCCGCCGTCAAATTGGTGAATCCCGGTGCAAGTTCCAACGCTTTTCCGAACGTGTGATCGATAACGCCAAGATCCTCTCTAGCGTTTCTACCGGCAAGCCTTGGCCCATGATTAAGTACCCTGCGCCAGCATGACGGGCCACAAGCGTGCTCAACTGGTTATGTGAAAAGGTACAGAGAAAGCGGTAAGCGAGGTAGAGCTGTTTCTCTCCCGCCTTTGTGAACAGGTCGAATATGGGCTTTTTCTTCAAGCCCCGAGCTGTGAGCTCATCATAAACAGGGGTGTGTTCCTGTCGGTATCCAACAATTTGGGCCATCATCGACGGGTCGGCTGCTACCTCTGCATCGCCCGCGAAACCTCGCACGACCTTCAATGATTGCCGGGCGTTTTCGAAAACAATCTGATCCGCGTGCTCGGGATCGTCGATCAGCAACTTGAGGTTGACGTAGCTTTCAAGCATTGATCGACAGAGCGTCGGAGAGTGCGACGCATACGGTGTGCCGCACAAAATTTCGACAACGCGGTAGGACTCCGCTACTGTTGCCAACAGTAAGCCGGCCATCCTTGCTTCCCTGCTGTTGTGTACCTCAATCTTGGCCAGAGCGTGGGCAAACAGCGTTTTGATGTCGCCATAAGCGCCAACAATTCTTCAGTGGTCGCCATGTCGCCCCCCGTCGTAGGTGTTCCAGCGAGGATACCGGACAAGCTGAGTGCATAAATTCGCATACGTCTGCCCTACCCTCAGCCAACCCGCCGCTCCTTGCTGCGGGCCGCTTCGGGGCATCTATGCACCTGCATAAAAACCATTCGATGAAGCGCGCAGGTGAGGCGGGGTCCCAACCGCGCGCGCTGGGCGCTGACGGGGCTGGCCGGCACCCTGCCACGGCAGCGAGCAGCCCGCCAGAAGCGGCGTACACGGCCCACGCTGCACGTGCGCAGCCCGGCTCATGGGCGGAGAGGTCGAGGGAAGAGAAGCGAACAGCGGCCGCTACAGGCCGCCTAAGAGGGGTGCCGCCAGGCGAGCGCCGGCGGGCGTGGTCAATGGTGATGCCGTGGGTGGATCAGTCGGAGGTGCCCAGCTCGTAAGGCGAGAAGCGGACCGCCTCCTGCCCCAGCCACTGGTTGATCTCCAGCAGCCGCTCCTGCAGTGGTTGCAGCTCGTTGCGCGCAAAGACCATCGCCGCCTTCTCCACATCCCCAAAGCCACCCGTGTTGTTCGGGATGATGCCCCAGGAGCTGGGGCGGCACGCGGTGCGCGGCGAGCTGGTCGTCGCGTGTCACGTTCTTGATGTTCCCGAACTCATCCTTGGCCGCAACCTCCGACACCGGCAGCAACTGGATGCCGTCCTTCTTGCCGTTGGGCGCGTACATGAACAGGTTGCGGAAGTTGCCCGGCCCCTTGGCGCTCTTCACGGCCTCGCGCAGTTTGTCGACATCGTCCTGGCGGTGCGCCGCGTCGGTCATGTACAGGATGAAGCCGGCGTGGCTGCCGTTCTTGTAATAGCGCCGGCGGAAGAGCGTCGCCGATTCATTGAGCAGCGTGGCGTTGGTGGCCGACAGGTATTCCGGCAGGCCGTACACCTCCTGGTTGATGTCCGGCTCCAGCAGGTGGCAGATGGAGCCGGGCGCAAACTCATGCGGCTCGTGCCCGCCCTGCACAAAGTAATACGTCGACAGGTCCAGGCCTCGGCGCATGTACTTGGCCAGCGACGCCTCCAGCGCCATGGTGGTGCCGGCCACGCTCGTGCGCGCCTCAACGTAGGCGTTGCCGAACACCTGCCAGTCCAGCACCAGGCGCGCGAAGGTTGCCCGCGAGAGCAGCGGGTGCGGGATGAAGGTCGACACCAGGATGTTGCGCTTCACGTAGATCGCCGAGCTGTGGTGCGTGGCCGCCCGAAACATGCGCGCCAGCCCATCGAGCGAGAGCGGCGGCTCGTACCACTTGCCCATGCGCATGCATTCCACGTAGTCGAGCAGCTCGCGTCGGTCCAGCACCTCGGTCGGCTCGCCAAACGAAAACACCTCCGCCTGCGCTGCGCGGTCGGTATGGCCGGTGGGCGGTGCCTGATCTGCAGGCGTGTGCGCATGCGCGCGGTACGGGCGGTGTGTGCGGCTCTTCTTGCTCATGAGAATTCCAGGAAGCTGGTATTGGTCGAGGTCGCGCCTTCGATCGGTTCATTGGAAAGCGCGTGCATGGTTGCCCACGCCAGGTCGGCGTGGCTGATGTCTTCTGAGCGGCCGGCCTGGTAGGTGACGCGGCCACCCGATGCGGTGATGGTCTTCTTGATGGCCATGAACGACGCGGCGAGGTCGGTCCAGCCGGCGTCGAATTCCAGCCGCCCTTTGCTGATCACGTCGTAGGCCTTGAGCACCAGTGCCGTCTTCACGTCGACGCTGTAGGTGTAGCCGCGCGCATCAGGCCGCACCTTGGTGACGAGCTTGTAGACCGCGTCACCGATGCCGGTGCGATCGATGCCGATGTGGGCCACGTTGTAGCGCGCGCACACGTGCAGGATGGCTTGGGCCTGCTCCTCGTAGTCCATGCCCCGGAACTGGTGCTTCTCCAGCACGCGGAACTTGCCACCGGCCACCATGGGCGGCGCCACTACCACGAGCGCAGCGCTATCACCGCCGCCTCCGTTCGGGTCATACCCGACCACACGGGCCGGTTGCCGAAGGGACGCGGCGACCAGTGCCGGAAGTCTTCCCACGCTTCCCAGCTATCGACCATGCAGCGCATGAGTAGCGACAGCGGGAACACCGACGCGTTGTCATCGATGAACCCGCACACCAGCAGGTTCTCGAACTTCAGCGCGCTGTATTCCAGCCGCAACTGTTCTAAGTCGAACAGGTTGCAGCCACCGCGCAGCGCGTCTTCCACCGCCACGATCTGGCGCCACTGGCCATCCGCGCAGCGCAGGCCTGCGGCGAGCGCCGCGTGGCTCACGTCGACCTTGATCTGGTCTTCCTTCTTGCGCCCGCGATTGAAGAGCGTCCCGGACCAGAACGGATAGGCCTCGTGGCCCAAGCTTGACGGCGTAGAGAAATACGTCTGCCGCCAGTGCTTGTGGATGGCCATGCCCGAGGCGACCTTGCGCAGCTCCTGGAAGCGCGGCATCCAGAAATACTCATGGAAATACAGGTTGCCGTGATAGCTCTGCGCGAAGACGCCTTCAAGTTCGAGGCGGAAATCCTGAACCACACGACGGTCGACATCTTCATCAAGCTGAAGCTGGCCGAGCGGGTGACGGTCAAGGTGGAAGGGGCCGGCTACCGGGTGGAGCACCACCCCGAGCCCGTCAACGTGGACGACGATCCCACGAGCTGGAGGCCGGTGTGAGCGGGCTGCACGCGCTCGACGCCTACCTGGCCAACTTGTTGGCCAAGCTCGACGCCCTGCAGCGGCGCCTGCTGGCGCGGGCCATCGCGGTGGAGCTGCGCCGGCGCCAGGCCGCGCGCATTGCCGCGCAGCGCAACCCGGACGGTAGCGCCTACGCGCCCCGCAAGCCGCAGTTGCGGCACAAGCGCGGCGGCATCCGCCGTGCGATGTTCTCGCGCCTGCGCATGGCGCGTTATCTCAAAGCGCAAGCCGACCCCAACACGGCCGTGGTGACCTTCGCCGGCACCGCGCAGCGCATCGCCACCGTGCGCCACTTCGGGCTGCGCGATCGCGTCAACAAGAACGGGCTCATGGCCCAGTATCCCGCGCGCGAATTGCTCGGGCTCGATGCTGCCGATGTCAGGGCGATCACCGACCTGGTGATACGGCATGTGCGCTAACCATCTCGCCCAAAAAAGAAGCCAAGCCCCGAGGGGGGCTTGGCTCATGGGGTGGGAGCACACCCCAAACTTGGGGTATTGCGCGAAAACAGAGACGACTCACGGGGAGCGCGCGACTGAGTGAGGATATCGCTGTCCGCTTGCAAGAAAACTGAATTTTTGTTTCATTCTTCCATTGCAATTGTTTTAAATCAATTGAGCGATGGATGTATAAGATCAACGCCTCACTGTCGTGAAGACAGCGACTGTCTGTTGGGAAAAATAGTCTCTGCTGACTTGGCAGCCGGAAAGACGGCACAAGGGCCGGATGACATAGGCAGCGTTCGGTCTTTATCTTTTGCGAGCGTAGCTCAATGGCAGCGCAGAAGCCTTCCAAGCTTATGACGAGGGTTCGATTCCCTTCGCCCGCTCCATCCTACGCCCGGAAAGCATTTATGCCCAATCACTCACATCAACGCCCGCCACTCTTTACGTCGTTGCAGTACTTGGTGATTGGTATTGCCACGATTTCTGGCATGGCGCTGGGCGGGGCTTTATTCGGCGGCCATGGAGCGCTGATCGGTTTTTTTGCTGGCGCATTGACTGGCGTGGTGGTGGCCGTCTCGTTTTTCTTCTGATGGAGCGTTCGAGCTCGTAGCTCATACCTGGCTTGACATGAAAGCACACCATACCGACGACGAACTGGAATTTATTAGCCGGCTTTATCGAAAGTATCAAGGTGTCGAGCGTATCGAGGTATTTCGTACGTACGTGCATGCGCTTCGTACCCGCACCCAATGGGAGGACATAGACGCAGCCAAGGTTCTCGCTTATGCAGAGGAGTGTCTGAGCAAGGCTTGGCAGCACAAAGGGTAAGGAAACGTGGCCGAGAGGCTGAAGGCACGCCCTTGCTAAGGACGCATGTGGGCTTAAACCTGCATCGAGGGTTCGAATCCCTCCGTTTCCTCCATGATGAGACGTTAGCTCAGTTGGATAGAGCAACAGCCTTCTAAGCTGTGGGGCGCTGGTTCGATTCCAGCACGTCTCGCTCCGGGCCTCTAGCTCATGCCTGGTTAGAGCAGCGAACTCATAATTCGTTGGCGCCGCGTTCGACTCGCGGGAGGCCCACCACGCCGGCATAGCTCAGTTGGTAGAGCAGCGCATTTGTAATGCGTTGGTCAGGGGTTCGACTCCTCTTGCCGGCACCATCCACCCGCCCGAGTGGTGAAATCGGTAGACACCGCAGACTTAAAATCTGCTGCGCCGTCATGGGCGCGTGCCGGTTCGACCCCGGCCTCGGGCACCAACACACGTGGATACGCGGGCGGCCAGCAGCCAACGCTGTCCAAGGCATGAGCACCGGCCGTGAACCCGCGCGGCGCGCAGCCTAGCATAGAACAGCCTCAAAAAAGGTTCTTCAGACACTTCTGTGGGTCGGTAGTCCGCTGACGCGCATGTTTTGCAAGGAGGACATGCGATGGAGAGCGTAGAGTTGTCCGGGCAATTGCTGGATCTCGCGGTGCCTTGGACAGTGGAGCGGGTCGAGTTGAACGTAGCGCAGTAACACGTTGCAATCCATGTCGGTGCGCGGAGGTGGACTATTCCATCGCAGATCTGATCCCTTTGCCGAGTCAATGTGAAGAACTATCGCTTCCATCGAGAGAATCAAATTTCTCCGCAGAGTTGGCGGCGCTAACGTAGAGCACCTTCCCACTCCTAATGAGATTCTCCAGATGCGTACACTTCGTTCCTTGCAACATGCGGCGTCCACACTCGCAATGCTTGCGGCATTCAACGCCACTGCGGCGACACTCACTCGGGACAACGGTGCGCCCGTCGGCGATAACCAGAACTCGCAAACTGCTGGCCCCAACGGCCCCGTGCTGCTGCAGGACGTGCAGCTCATCCAGAAGCTGCAGCGCTTTGACCGTGAACGCATTCCCGAGCGCGTGGTACATGCCCGCGGCACCGGTGCGCACGGCGTGTTCGTCGCCAGCAAGGACATCTCCGACCTGACCCGCGCCAAGGTCTTCACCCCGGGCGAGGAGACGCCGGTGTTCGTACGCTTCTCCAGCGTCATCCATGGTAACCACTCGCCGGAAACGCTGCGCGACCCGCGAGGCTTCGGCACCAAGTTCTACACGCGCGAAGGCAACTGGGATCTGGTCAGCAACAACCTGCCGGTCTTCTTCATCCGCGATGCGATCAAGTTTCCGGACATGAT